TTGAGTCACGCGCAAGACCTAGAATACAACCTAGTTCTGCATGCACTGTTGCATGCCCTCGATGCGGGCTTCTAAAGCGTGTACCAAAAGAACTGTAGTTCTCTTTGTTAAAAGAGGCATTTAAAACCGAGCCCCCTTTTACTATGATCGCGCCATGGCGTATTTTTCCGTATGGACTATTGTAAGCGATGTTTCTAGCTAGAGTAAAAAAACGATTAATTTTCTTAGTCTTATCTACTACTTTACCGACTATCTCTGTTCTTTGTTTGAATCTTTCCATGTACTACCTTTATAAGATAGCAACATAAACAGATAAGATAAACTACTTTTATTCGTTATCTATATCATAAAAAGCTTCAGCCTTGCCATCTTTGTTTTCAAATCTCATGATAATCTCTTCGTCCATAAGCTGGAGCACACGAGCTTTGAATTTTTCGCTCTTAAGCTTTTCTTTCCATTTTGAGGCTTGAAATTTTTCTGATGTTCCATCTTCATAAAATAAGTTATACCAAGCTCCTGAATTTTGCAGTGACTCACTTATCTTGATTGCTTCGAACCAGCTTTCTTCATCTTGGATACAAGCATCTTCTGCTCCCCACAATATTTTAAATGTGCATTGTCGACCTTGAGTCCCAAACCTGCTCTTTTTTAGAGTGACTTTGACCTCAGAGCCGATCCTAAAGCCATTTTCGTCAGCAACAAAAGAAGCTTTAGCTTTTCTAGAAGTTAACCACATTCTTAGTGAATAAGTGTATGGCAAGGATTTGCCACCGGGTGTGAACCATGGGGTAGTCATTGCCTCTGCAACATTGCTTGTAATGTTAGTTTTTAGTTGGTTTAACACCAGTAAAGTAGACTGAGTGTTTGCAATTGGTTGTGTCAGTTTTTGTACGCCTTTCGACAAAATTCTAGGCTTGAGAGCCATTGAGGACTGTGGATTGAAGTCTCCTGCAATATCTGTTTCGCAGGGAGTTTGTGCGACAGAGTCCCAAACAAAAAGCATAGAGTTTTCGTTTGTTCCCAGCATCTCTTCGATAGTCTCCAAGACAGTCTCGACACTGTGCGCCTGAGTATACATAAACCAGCCCATTCCATCTGGAGGACTGTCGCCTAAGTGGCAACCCACGCGTTCTAAAAATACACTGTCGATCGCTGACTCTGAATCAAAATAAACAACATCAATTCCCATTTTCTGAGCATTCGCAGCAACCTGAGCGGCCATATAAGATTTGCCTGTACTTTCTTGCCCGGCAATTTCTACAACTTTGCCTAGTGGCACCCCGCCCAGCTTTCCTTTGCAAATAATGCTGTCTAGCCATCGTGACCCAGTAGGTATCCAGCTTCTTACATCTGTTGGGTTTTCTTCAGCTAGTGAGAATGCGATTTCTGTGCCTGCTTTTTTATTAACAAGCTTTCTCATCTCTTTTAAATTTAGTCTTCCAAGTTTTTGTGCTTTTTGCTTAGCCATTTTTCCTCTTGTAGTTTTTCAAAGATTGGCATTTCTTGTGTTATATCTGGATCTTCTTCGAGATAGTAATCAACCAGAGTAACGCCGACCGGGTCTCTTGTTACTTGCATGTGTTCAATTTTGTTTGCTAGTGGCAATAAAATCTCTTGTGTTTCATGCAGTTTTGTTAAGATTTTATTACTCTCTCTTATGCGTATGTTTTCTAATATACCACCTAGGCCCATTCCTAATAGGAACAAAGACACTGCCACTGTAAAGAATATGAAAGACTCCATATCTTTAAATAGTATAGAGGCACCTGTAAACCCGTGCCTCCCTGCGGTTGGCTTTTAAGAGCCTAGAAGTTCTTCAAATGCTTTGTCAACAGCACTCTCGGGAGCGTTGCTTTGATACTTCGAAGTTTCGGCCGACACATCCTCTGCGTCTTCCTCTCCTAGAAGGAACTCATCTAACATTGCTTGAATCTCTGAAGCTGTCTTCCGAGCCGGCTCAAACGTGTCCTTGAAAGAGGGAATAGAGTCTAGCATTCCGCTAATCTCATCCTCGTTCTTTGACAACGGTGAGGGCCGACGTCGAGGGATGATCGTGGTTTGAGGAAACTGCGCGCCGGCAGGCTTTCCATAATTAATTACCAGATCGGTACCCTCGTTGACATCAGTAATATCGCCATACTCTGGATTTAGAACTAAGTTCAAAAGCTCCTTGTATGCCGTTTTACCATATCCCCATAGCCTGACACCTTTATCCTCTTCTCCTCTTACGAGGACGGGAGAGAAGAAACGTTGCCGAGCGGATAGGTTCTTTGCCATCTTAATGCTCTCGTCTGTACCCTCGTTATAGAGTTGACGTACGAAATCGTTAAGAGGGTCTTCCTCTCCAAAGTTCTTCTTTGGGCTCAAAAAACCAGGATTCTTTCCTAGGTTATAGTGAAACCAATACTCTTTAAACGGATCACCGTCAGATGTTGGAACCAAACGAATTGTCTGTTCACCATCTTCTGGACGCCAGAAGGCGCTATTTCCGTTTCCGCGATTTTCTAAGGCATCTCGCTTTGCCTTCATTTTTGCTAAATCAATACCCATTGTATTCTCCTTTTTGCTCTTAGCTATAGTACGTACAGCAAATTTTCTGTACGCCTTAAATTATAGTATAGTCACACATTTTTAAGTGTCAACTAAATTTTGTTCTTGCACGAAACTTGCATGATGCACCGTGTAAGCATAATCTTGTTCATAAATTGTTGGATATATGGCAAAACAAGTGCTACAATTTTCTTCTGCATTGCTGTCAACATAACCTCTAATTCTTTGAAGTAAATCTTTTTCTTCATCTAGAGTTGTTTCTGAGACTCCAAAAAAATATTTTTTTAACCTAGGCTTCTCTAAATCATAGAAAATTTTCTCGTCCAGCTTATCAAAAGAAACAACTCCAAATGTAGATATTTTACTTACTGGGTTGGGGTCAGACAAAGTTGATAGAATTGGTTCTGTATTCTCAAAGACATTATACATGTGGTAAGTGCTTGAAATAACGTTATTGATATCATTCCAATAGTTTTGAATTGAAACAGAACTTAAGATAGATTCTACGTTTAAATTTGAAAAAACAAATAGCTGATCGATCAGATTAGATCTAGCGTATTGTTGTAGAATGCCGAAAACTATTCTCTCCCGGGTCTTTGTCTTCTTGCTTGTCGTTTTTAAATCTGGCTTAATATACAACACGTTTACTTTTCTGTTTTTTAATTGCTCTAGAACGCGCAGTAATATGCCGCTTATTTTTCCGGAGCCAGACAGTATTAAAGTAACATCACCAGTAATTTTTTTAAATGGCAAAGATCTATATTTTTCCTCGTATTCTTCATGACTGTCTCTAGAAACGACCTTGAAAAAATTTTCATACTGTTCTTGTTTTTTTGTGTCGACAAAATATGTTTCATATTGACTATATTTTTCGAACTGCTTAGCAACCTGACAGCCGGCTTGGCCAATTCCGATTATGTTCATAAAATCTTCCTCATCTTACCAAAATCTCTCCCAATAGATAAGTTAACTTTAAGATCTCCAAACTTTGTTTTTGAAAACGCACTTGTTAACTGGTCTATTATATTTTTATCTTCTTTCGATATGTCAATGACAACACTATCATGGATACAGAAGGCCACGAAAGATTTTTTGTTGCGCAACTGTTCATTAATTTTTATAGCTGACGTTAACAGCATATCGCTAGCTGTGCTCTGAATCAGATAATTAACTGCTTTAGACAAATCAGAGTCTATTGTGCGCCCATATGGGGTCATAACTCTTTCTTTCATATAGTATTTTTCCAGCACTTTGTCTCTATCTAAAAATTCATTAAGTCTTTTGTTCTTTGCCTTGGGGTTATAAAGCCAGGCAAAAACTTTTTTCTTAGTCTCATCTCTATTGTACTTGCTTTTAAATATGTGCTCACTAACCCACGCGTGTATATCTTCTTTAGGTTGTTCTTTTCCTAGAAGACCTAGTAATACTCTCAGCTCGGCTGAATTGAAGTCTAGTTCAATAAAAAGATCATTTTTCGGCTTAAGCGCTGATCGTAACTCTTTGTTTAAGGTCAATATAGGAAAACTATTTTTTTCAGTAGTTAATCGGCCTGTAACTGCTTTCCACGGATTGTAAATTATTCTTTGGCTATTGTTTCTTACTTTTCCAACGCTATCACGTATTTTTTGTTTTGAATGATCTAGATTGCTAATATCAACATTAAGTTCATTTTGCTCTATTTCTTTTAGCAAAAAATGCAAATTTTTAAGAAAATCATAGTTTTTTGGTTTTTTGTAATTTTCAAAAACAAAATTTGTTATTTCATTTTTTACGCCGTAAAACTCCAACAAGAATTTTTTTGGTACCAGATCATAAAAACAAACTTCGTTTAGGTTTATTTTTGAGTTTTGAAAAGTCTTCAAAAACACTTTGGCCTTTTTATTAACCATATTCCATCGAAGCTGCAGGTGTTCTGGGCATGCCTCATCC